ATGAAGAATTTGTCGCCACCAGCCCGAACCAGCCTGAACCAGCGGTAACTGGCCATGATCAGCCGAGACTGGAAACGATGGTGCCTGACCATGCCGGCTCACTAGCTGGACTTGTGGGGGACATGGCAAAGAAGGTGCTGCAGATTGATTTGATGCCTTGGCAAATGCATGCTCTTGAAGGGATGCTGGCGGTTGACTCCGATAACAAGTTTGTGCATCGCTCGAGCCTTGTGTCGGTTGCTCGTCAAAACGGTAAGACCACAATCATTCAGGCGCTCATCCTCTTTTGGCTTGTGGAGATGCCAAAAATTAGGGGTGCAAAACAGACTGTTGTTTCGGGCGCGCACCGATTAGACCTTGCGTGTTTGTTGTTTGATGATTTGTCGCCAATCCTTGAGGAGTATTACGGCGCCAAGATTGTCAAGTCGTACGGTCGTTATCAGGCCACCATGCCAGACGGTAGCAAGTGGTGGGTCAAAGCATTAAAGCCAAACCAAGGTCACGGTATGAGCATTGACTTAGTGATCGTGGACGAGTTGTTTGACGTTAACCCCGACTCGGTTGAAGGCGGTCTGTTGCCGGCACAGCGCGCTAGAAAGAATCCGCTTGCTTGCTTCTTTAGCACGGCTGGCACGGAAGAATCTGTGCTATTCCAGCGTTGGCGTGAGGCTGGCATTCGAGCCATTGACAAAGGCGAACCGTCCACGATGTACATGGCCGAATGGTCGCCCGACCCAAGCCTTGACCCGTTGCACCCAGCGTCATGGGCGTGGGGTAATCCTGCACTCGGTTACACCTTGGACATGGACACAATTAGGCAAGAGTCAACCAACCCTGATCGCGCGTCATTTTTGCGCGCATCCCTAAACCTTTGGGTGAGTGTTGTGCGCGGATGGATTGAGCCTGGGCGTTGGCCGTCCTTGGAATACCACGGTGAAATACCGAGCGGTGGCGTCGTGGCCATTGAGTCTTCGCTGGACGACTCCCGATACAGCGCGACCAGATGCGTCAACCTGTCAGACGGTCGGGTGCTTGTCACCGTGGCGTTCATTGCCGAGTCAATCACCGAGCTGTGGGAAAACGTGCAAGAACTAGCCAAAGACCCGACGATCAGGTTTGCCTTGTCGCCGACCGTGGACGCCACGTGCCCACCGAACATTGAGCGCCGCCGTGTCGTCGTTGGCTATGCCGAACTAGGTCGCTTTACACCGCTTGCCAAAAACATGATTGCCGAAGCACGCTTACTGCACACAGGCGAAAAACTGCTTGCCGAACACGTCCAGCGCGCCGTTGCTGTTCGCACCGACAACACAATCGTGCTTTCGTCCAAGCGATCGCCTGGGCCGATCGAGTTAGCCCGAACAATGGTCTGGGGAATTGGCATGTGTGCCCGACCAGTTCACTCAGGTAAACCCATGCTTGTGGCTGTTAACCACTAACATTCTCGTCGGCGACCGCACGCTCTAGCCTTTTGTCGGAATCGGATTAGTCACGTGCGGTTGCCACCTATATGGCAGAGTGGTATATATGGCGATCTTTAACAAAACCAAAAAAGCAGCAATAAGCCCAGCGCCAAACAAGGCGGCTGCAGCTGGTGGCTTCGCACCTGGTTACTCGTCGTCAAATGTTGGCGTGAACATGATTGGCCAGTACTACACCTACCGCGAAGGCGAAGCACGCAACCAAGCAATTAGCGTGCCAACAATCAATCGTGCGCGCGATCTTATGGCCTCGGTTATTGGCTCAATGCCGTTAAAGATGTACTCCGAAATGTGGAACGGCGATGACATGGAAAAGATTTATCTTGCTCCACGTTCATGGATACGCCGACCAGACCCAACTGTCTCGTTTCAATTCTTGATGTCATGGACTCTTGATGATTTGATGATGTTTGGGCGCGCATTTTGGTACATCACCTCACGCACCGCCGACGGCTATCCGGCATCATTCACTCGACTGCCTGCAGGCTCAGTCACCACGACTGATATGGCTGGCCCTGTGTGGTTTGCTCCGTCATCGCAGGTGTATTTCCAAGGTGGAGAGATTGACCCGTACAACCTTGTGCAATTCCTGTCTCCAGCGCAAGGTTTAATCTATTCCGCACCAAACGCTATTGAGACCGCACTCAAACTTGAAGCAGCTCGTAATCGCAACGCATCGTCAAGCATCCCTGCAGGCGTACTTAAGCAAACTGGTGGCGAGCCACTTAGCGCGCAAGAACTTGCTGATTTAGCATCGGCGTTTAACGCTGCGCGCGCAACCAACCAGACTGCAGCGCTTAACGAATACTTGTCGTACACCGAGACCAACTCAACGCCTGACAAAATGTTGCTCATTGAAGCATCGCAATATCAGGCTTTGGAAATGTCGCGTTTGGCAAACGTGCCACCATATTTGGTTGGTGTTGCTACTGGCGCTTACTCGTACCAGTCAAGCCAACAGGCTCGAGCAGACCTTTACTTATTTGGCGTAAAATTGTATGCCGACGCAATCGCTGGAGCGCTGTCAATGGACAATGTGCTACCGCGCGGAACATACGTGGAGTTTGACGCACACGAATACCTAGAAGAAAACTTTATGGCTGATGTCATGGACAGAACAGATGTAAACATAAATGAAAACACGCAAGAGGAGATCGCATCATGATTAAATTAATTGCAGGAGATTTCACGCTGGACGCCGCCAAGGGCGACGCGCCACGACGCACCATCAGCGGAACCGCCGTTCCCTACAACGTGCCGGCAACAGTTTCGGATGGAACCCAAGTGATCTTTCGTCCAGGCTCATTGCCAGTCGAGGGCAAAGCACCACGCCTGTTTATGTACCACGACGCAAGCATGCCAGTAGGCGTTGTTACCGAGCGCGTAGATACAGAACAAGGAATGATGTTTAGCGCCAAGATCAGCGCAACCAACCTTGGCAATGACGCTTTGGTCATGGCCCAAGATGGCACCATTGACCAAGTCTCGGTGGGCGTAAACCCAGTCAAGTTCTCATACGACGAAGATGGAACCATGATCATTGAAGCCGCGCAATGGACAGAGTTGTCGCTCGTTCCAATTGGTGCTTTTGGTGACATGGCGAACATCGCCAGCGTCGCTGCGAGTATCCACCAAGAGCCCGAAGAAGTAGTGTTAAATGAAGAAGTAGTCCCAGAACAGGAGATAGAACCCATGTCAGAAGTAACCGCACCAGCAGTTGAGGCAACAATCCCAACCGCGCCAATTTTCGCACAGGCCAAAAAAGAATTCAAACTGCCAAGTGCAGGCGAATTTATGGCCGCCTACCACATCGGCGGAGACACGTTCAAAAACATGAACGCTGCAGTAGCAGAACACACCGCATCACAGCGCACCGCATTGCAGGCAGCTGCAGGTGACGTACTCACGACTGACACACCTGGTCTTTTGCCAGTTCCAGTACTTGGGCCATTGGTTCAAGACCTGAACTTCTTGCGTCCAGTAGTCGAGGCAGTTGGTGCTCGCGCTTACCCAGACAACGGTCAGTCAAAGACTTTCATTCGTCCAACTATCACCACGCACACCAGCGTTGCATCGCAGTCAGAACTTGCTGCAGCATCAGCAACAACCATGGTGATCGCATCCAACTCGGTCAGCAAGACCACACTTGCTGGTCAAGTAACGCTGTCAGTTCAGGACATTGACTTTACATCGCCAAGCGCAATGCAGTTGATTTTGAATGACCTCATGGGCGAATACATGATTGCATCTGACAACAAAGCAGCAGACGATTTGCTCACCGCAGCAAACTCATCTGGTGTTTGGGACGGAACAGTTGCCGACTTGCTCAAGTCCGTTTACGACGCTGCAAATGACATTTCAAGCAACCGAAACTGGATGCCGACACACATGTTTGTATCGGTTGACGTCTGGTCACAACTTGGTCAGCTTGTTGACACAACAAACCGCCCAATCTTCCCATTCATTGGTGCAGGCCTTACCGGTCAAAACGCACTCGGCGGCGGAAGTGCAACATCATGGAACGGCACCCCACTCGGATTGCAATTGGTAGTTGACAGCAACTTCGCTGCCAAGACCATGATCATCACCCGCGTAGGTCAAGGTGCAGGAGATGCTTACGAATTCTACGAATCAATCCGTGGACTCATGAGCGTTGAACAGCCGTCAGTCTTGGGACGCAACATGTCATTCCATGGCTACGTGTCAACCTTTGCTGCAATCGGCGGAATGATTCGCAAGATCACCCAGGCCTAGTCGAGAGCGGAGCAACCGCTCATGGCTACATACACAGTTACTAACAAGTACCTGATTGACAACTTTGCCGTACTGCAACTCCTAACCCCATCGGAGATTGCAGTCGGCAGTTCAATTGTTGTTGCAGGTGTTGACGCAACCTTTAATGGCTCGTATTCCGTTAGGGCGCTTCCCCAGTATTTGTTTCTTGGTATTGATACACAGGGCGACCTGCTGTACGACTACCAAATACCGATCGCCGATCAGGTGCTTTACGCCAAAACTGCAAGCGATGTCGAGCGTGTCGCTGCGTCTGGGACTGTTGCCAATGACCCTGTTTGCACATGGGTGACTGCCGCGCAGGTCATGTCATTTTTGGGCATCACAATTACCAACCCGTCAGACGACTACACGTTGCTCACGCAATCGGTTTCGGCTGGCAACCAATTTGCATATCGCAGGCGTCAGGAATCGGGCTATATCGACTCCCTAACGACCTCACCAGGCGGAGATGCAACATTGGGCACTTTGATGTATTGCGCCGCTCTATGGCGCTCTAGGGGCTCAATAGAGTCCACCTACGCCACATTTGACGGCATGGGATCGGCACCACAGCAAAGCCTGACCCCGATCGTCAAGCAGCTGCTTGGCATCCCACGTCCAGCGGTTGCCTGATGTCGTACACCGACCTGTTTAACGAAGCGATTGATGACGTCACCGCAACGCTGACCGCAGTCACTTCTTTGCGCGTTGTAAATGACCCAACGAAACTTGCGCCTAATTGTGTGTATCTTGACGCGCCGAACTTTACGACATTTGCTGGCAACGGCAACGTGGTGCGCCTCGAGTTCCCTGTCAAAGTAATCGGCTCGGGCCCAGCAGGTCTGCCGGTACTGCGTCAGATTCTTAGCATTGTCGCAACCGTGCTTGGCTCCAAGATCATCGTGATGGGTGGTCGTCCGTCAAGCCTTGAGATCGGTGGCGCGTTGTATCCGTGCTACGACCTTGATTGCGCTATCCAAGCCCAGACTTCGTAATCCACAACTAAGCAACACAAATCATCTACTATCAGAACATAACCTAAGGAGCATTTATGGCCAGTAGCACTTACCTCTCAAACCCAGTCCTCACAATTAACGCCGTTGATTTGACCGACATGTGCAGCGCAGCGACATTGACCTATTTGGTTGAAGCGCTTGAAGACACCGCCTTTGGCACGAACTCACGCAGTTACACCGCTGGCCTTGTCAACAACGAAGTGACCTTGACGATGTACGCATCGTTTGCAGCGACCGAAACTTACGCAACCTTGTTTCCTTTGGTTGGCACAAAGACCAACATCACCTTGACCCCAGCGTCAGGTGCAGAGTCAGCAACTAACCCAAAGTTTATTTTGACTGGTTGCTACCTTGAATCATTGCCAGTCATTAACGCATCCCTTGGCGAGTTGTCAACCTATGACCTCACGTTTATGGGTGGCGCGTTGACGATTGACACCACCGCATAAATAACGGCTCCAAGCCGACATAGGAGAAACATGAAAATCAAGTTGCAGTTTAAGCGCACGCCCGACAGCGCACCCGAGTACTACTACACAAACCTGTTTGTGGTTACTGAATGGGAACGCCTTGAGCGTCGCAACATTCAACAGCTCTCCGCAAACCCGTTGTACTCGGATTACGCCTGCTGGATGCACACGATCTTAAAGATTAAAGGCGAACAAGTTGGTGACAACTGGCGTGAATGGCTTAGCAAAAACCCTGACATCGACATTTTGCCGGTACTGGACGAGACAGACCCAAACCCTACGGACGCGGCACCTACCGCCGCCAATTAGCAGAGATTTTGGTCGCGGTCGGTTGGTGGCCTAGCGACATTGTGTTTGACGCTCGAGATATGGCAACGGTCATTAAAGTGCTTAACGAGGCAAACAAAAAACGGAGATGACGTGGCGGAAGTATCGGCAAGGGTTGAGGTCGTCGGGCTCAAGGATGCTTTAAAGACCCTCAACAAAATTGACAAATCTTTGCGCCGAGAAATTACCAAGGACTATAAGAAGATCGTCCAGCCTGTTATTGACGATGCAAACAAACTTGTGCCTACTGGCGTCCCGCTATCTGGTATGGCGCGCAACTGGCAAACCCGATCAGGGTTCCAACTATTGCCGTGGATACCTGGCATGAAACAAAAGATCGCTGCCAAAATCAATACTCGAGCAATCAAGGAATACAGCGGAAACAAAACTAATGTGGGCACGTTTGCCATTCAATGGAAAGGCGCGACTGGCACAATGTTTGACACGTCCATGGCTGGTTTATTAGGCCGCGCGCTAACTGCACGCTATGGGCGTAGTTCGCGAGTAATGTGGAAAGCATACGAGCAACGCCAAAACGATGTCATGTCCGAGATGGAGCAATTGGTTAAGCGCGTCATGGATGAAGCAAACAGAGAGACCGCATAATGGCAATCAATATCCCTATCATTTCAGAGTTTGATGGCAAGGGCATTAATAAGGCTATTAAACAATTTAAGCAACTGGAAACAACATCGGAAAAAGCCCAGTTTGCAATTAAAAAGGCTGCGGTGCCGGCAGCTGCGGCGCTTGGCGGTTTGGCGTTGGCACTTGGTGACGCAACCAAAGCAGCGATGGAAGATCAGCAGGAGCAGGCGGCGTTAGCGCTCACTTTGCAGAATGTGACTGGTGCTGGCGCTGCACAGACCGCACAGATTGAAGATCAAATCAGCGCAATGTCTCGAGCGTCTGGCATTGCTGACACGGAATATCGCAAGAGCCTTGAGGCTTTGGTGCGCGGTACAAAAGATGTTGACCTTGCCATGAAAGACATGAACCTTGTCATGGACATCAGTACAGCGTTGCAAACCGATTCCAGCACCGTCGCAGACGCGCTCGCCAAGGCTTACCAAGGCAACTTTAAGGCGCTTCGATCATTGAGCCCAGAAATGGCAACGATGATTAAAGAAGGCGCAAGCCTAAACGAAATCATGGACGTGCTTGGCGGAACCTTTGGCGGTGCTACTGCCAAGAGTGCCGAAACCGCTGCAGGCAAAATGAAGATTCTTAAAAACTCAATTGGCGAAACCAAAGAGTCAATCGGTGCCGCGCTGTTGCCTGTGCTTGAAGCCGTGCTACCTGTGCTGAACAAGTTTGCTGCATGGGCTCAAGACAACCCCAAAGCATTTTTAGCAATTGCAGCCGCTATCGGCATAGTTGCCGCGGCGATCGTAGCCACAAACATTGCTATGGCGCTCAACCCATTCAGCCTTATTGCAGCAGGCGTCGCATTGCTGATCGTGGGTCTTGTAACCGCATACAACAAGTTTGAGTGGTTCCGTGACGGCATTAACCTAATTGTCAACACGGTTATCGGGTTTTTTGCCGGCATGGTTAACGCCGCAATTGGCGCAGTTAACGCAATTATTAGCGCATATAACTCAATTCCTTTGTTGCCTGATTTGCCAAAAGCGCCAACCGTGCCCGTGCCACAACTTGGCAAAACATCTAATACGCCTGCACCTGGACGTATGAACATTCCTCGACTTGCTGATGGTGGCATCGTGTCTTCACCTACCTTGGCGCTAATCGGTGAAGCAGGCCCAGAAGCCGTAGTGCCATTAAATCGCATGTCCACAGGCGGCGGCGTGACTATCAACGTAACTGGCGGTCTTGCCACAAGCGCCGAGATCGGTGAATCTGTTGTTAACGCGTTGCGCGCCTACTCACGGAGTGCAGGGCCGTTGGCTCTGAACATTGCCTAATGCCAGGCGTTGCGGTTGTTGATTCAGGTAACTATGACCTGCAAATAGAAACAGGGTTTATTGTTAACGCATTCACGCTTGACAACGTGACATCTGGTGTACTTGATAACACGTTCTTTGTGCTTGACGGCAACACCGAATACGCCGACGTTATGGCTGATTGCACAAACGTAAAAGTCAGGCGCGGTCGTCGAGATGTCGGCGATCAGTTCAGCGCAGGCACGATGACATTTACCATCCGCGACGTTGACGGCATATTTAACCCATTTGATGACAACAGCCCGTATTACGACACACCGCAATCTAAGCCAGGTCTTGCACCGATGCGTAAAGTGCAGCTCATCCGCTACGACCAAACCGACAGTCCTGAATACCTGTTTTCGGGCTACGTCGTTAACTATGACTACAACTTTGCGCTCGGCGGCCTAGACACCGTGACCGTGTATTGCGCTGACCAGTTTTACCTGCTCGCACAGACCTACATGAACGAATTAAACGTCACCGCCGAAACATCTGGCGAGCGCATTGAAACCGTGCTTGATCTCCCAGAAGTTGATTTCCCAGCGCTACAACGCAACATCGCTACAGGCACAGTAAATCTTGGCCACGATTCCTCGTACACCGTTCCTGCCGGCACAAACGTGCTGCAGTACATCACCCAGATCAATGAGACCGCGGAGTTTGGACGATTGTTTATGTCTTCTGCGGGCACGTTGACATTCCAGAATCGAACTGGAACTACCCTTAGTCCATCGGTGGCCGACTTCCATGACGACGGAACCGAAATTAAATATGACGGTTTGGGCATTACTTTTGAGGCGAACGAAGTAATCAACAGGTCTGTGGTGACAGGTTTAAACGGAAAGACCGCAACCGCAACCAACGCAGGCTCAATCGCAACCTATTTTATTCAGACCAGCAGCATCCTGAACAGCCTGTTGCATGAGCAAACAGCCATAGATACGGCTGCAAGTTACTTGCTTGACCCACAACCTGAACCACGGTTTACATCTGTAGAAACCAAGTTCCTAATGCTGACCGATGCCCAAAAAGACACTTTGGCGACCGTGGACATTGGCGACACGATCAGCATTGAAAAAACGTTTTCGAGCGGTGCCGGCACAACGCAGTTGGCGCAAGAACTGTCAGTTGAAGGCATTGAGCATTATTTGGACTATTCCACAGGCCACCGTGTGCTGTACTCAACTGCCCCAACAACCATCGTTTATGAATTGATTTTGGATAACGCCACGTATGGCACACTTGACGCAGACAATGTTTTAGGATAGGGAGCATTATGGCAACACCACCGGATTTCGTAGCAGGAAGCATTCTTACCGCTGCACAGATGAACGCAATTGGAATGTGGGAAATTAAGTCAGACACGATCGGCACGGCTGTCGCGTCGGCAACTGTCACAAGCGCATTTAGCACCGATTATCAATCTTACAAAATTGTTGCATCGGGCATTACTTTTTCAAGTGCTGGAGCTGCTGTTTATCTCAAACTAAACAACTCAACAGGCAGTACTTATTTTGGCAACTTGATTTACAATCTTCCTGGGACAGCCTCAATCGGTGGTGTGTCTTCACTCAACGGGTCAAATTTAGGATTCTTTGTTGCGACTGGAAGCAGCACAGGGTTAAACGATTTTGAGGTAACAGTCGCAAACCCTTTTACCGCAACCACGAGCAACTGTTTCGGCACATACGCTGGACGCGCTTACAACGGTTCATGTGGCACACATGACAGCAACGCTGCATCTAGCACAGGATTTATCCTTGCACCAAGCGCAGGCACGATGACTGGTGGAACTATTCGCATTTACGGTTACAGGAACTAAATATGACATACGAAGAAGCCATTGCCGAATATCCGCAGGACGAAGTGTTCATCCAAATCGATGAAACTGTCCGTCCAATGACACCTGAAGAATATGAAGAGTTCATACAAAAACAAGTAAATGCACCAGCTCCTCTCGGCAAATAATGCGATGGCGTTACCTGATCGGCTACGTCGCGCTTGTTGCGGTCGTTTTGTGGGGTTGCGCTGGCTGTAGTTATGACGGCTCATATCGCTACCCGTGTCAAGACCCAGCAAACTGGCAGAAACCTGAATGCGAGCCACCGATCTGCAACCCATCTGGAACGTGCACAAGGGATTTAATTTATGAGAGCACGCCTTAAACCAGAGGAGCTTCACGCTCGACTAATTGTTGTTGTCGGCATCATTCTTGCCAGCGTCTTTGCAATCACCGTGCTTGGATTTGTCTGGTCACTTATGTTTGTCACACAGCCGATCGGGAATCAATCGCCCAATGACGCCGCATTCATAGACCTGCTATCAACCCTGACCGTCTTTATGACTGGCACGTTGTCAGGCTTAGTGGCCTCAAACGGGCTAAAGTCAAAAGCAAAAGAAGGAGCCAAAGATGTTGAAGCCTAAAGACAAAGCCCTACTCGCGTCATACGGTCGCTCAATGCTCGCCGCCGTCGTTGCGCTAGCAGTAACAGGCAACACCGACCCATCCGCACTATTAGCAGCTGCGATCGGCGCGGTCTGCCCAACAGCATTGCGCTACTTCAATCCTAAAGACATGAAGTTTGGTCGTGGCAGTAGCCAAAGCTAAGGCTGGCGTGCCAAACGCACGCGACTACATCGGCAACGCGGATGGTGCGTCACCAGCGCCCCGTGCCGGCATGAACGAATGGATAAAGCAAGCAATCGTTGCATCTAATGGCGCGCTTTGGAACAACGGCTCTTGGGGTCAACGTGACATGCGCGGTAAGCCTGGGTCTTTGTCGGTGCACGCAACTGGCAGAGCTGTTGATTTGTCGTATCGCAGGAGCGAAAAGAACCCAAAAGCAGGACGCAAAGAAGCGCTGATCTTTATTGACAAACTTGTTGCCAACGCCAACGATCTTGGCCTGCAATGTATTTTGGATTACTTCCCAGAACCACAAGGTCGAGCATGGCGTTGTGATCGGTACGCATGGCAGAAGTATGAAAAGCCAACAATCCACGGTGCACCAGGTGGCGATTGGTTCCACATTGAGATCACACCACAGGCCGCCGATTCGGTGATCTTTGTAAAAGCCGCATTTTTAAAGGTGTTCGGGGAAATCCCACCTAAGGCTTGATCTATGTTCTAGGGTCGGGGTACCGACAAAAGGACAGGCAATGACTGAACCGCAGATCGTTGATTACAGCGTCTATACAGGAGTGATGGACAACGGCCAAGAAATCTTGGTACAGATATTTTCTAGCCCAGAGTCGGGCAAGTTCCTAATGGGACAAATCGCATTCAGAACGGCCGCATCCAGTTGGGGCGTGCCCATACCTTTGGAGAAACGATGAACTATTTTGCAGAAAAAATCATTGGGCTAGTGCTTTGTACGGTCTTTGGCTTTACGGTCGCTGTGGGGGCTCCTGACGCGTCTGGTAGCCCGTCTGGGACTATTGCCCTGGCACCGTTTGACGTCACGCCATACCTAATTGAGCCGACCACAACTACCAGCTCAACGATTTACATTGACCCATACAGCTCCGCTTGTGAGCAGTTCAGCGCGCTAGCGGTCAACCTTGGCTGGCCTGCAGATCAACGCACCGTGCTCGAATCTGTGATGTGGCGTGAATCAAATTGCACACCAAACGCATACAACAGCAAAGACCCAAACGGCGGGTCGCGTGGACTAATGCAGATCAACGGATTTTGGACACCATGGCTTCAAGATGCCGGCATTATTACCGAAGCAGAAAACCTGTTACAGGCTGATGTTAATTTGCGCGCAGCGTTAGCAATTTATAATTACGGCGTAGAACGTCACGGTTACGGCTGGGGGCCATGGAGTGCAACAAAATGAGTGAAGGTGTGGCATGGAATCAAGGCGAACTATCAGAAGAAACCCGACGAATGGTAATGGAGCAAATGATGACAACAAAACACGA